AGCCAAGCCGCTCACCGCGATTTCTCATGTAGATCCTGTCATTGCCGTGGTCACCACTATCTGCGGGCATAAGCGCCAACGCTTTTAATATTTCCGGTACCGTTAAGCCTTCAATGGCAGCCAGTGCAGCGAAGCTGGTTCCTCCATATGGGCTGTCATCATCAGGACGGTTTACTATGTTCTTTACAAGCCTGAAAGTGTTTTCTGTGGAGCCGGAAGGTTTGGTCAGGAAGTCCCATTTTAATGTGTCTGCAGTACCAGGATCGACAAGAGATCCGTTTTCCAGGATGGCTTTCCATAGTGTACTGTTAAGGCCCTGATCGACCTGCGCTGCTGCGTTATTGTCCGGGATAATCTGTATTTCACCGTCCAGGGTTCTGTATCCGCCAACCCATTCATAAACATTTCCGTTCAAGTCCCATATACCTGCAGGTGTTCCGTCGTGGGACCAGGAAACAGGACCGGATCCTGTGGCCACACGGCCATCACGCAAGGTTCCATTGTCGTCGTATCTGTATGTCACGATACCTTTTTCCCATGGCGCGCTGGTATCTTTGCCATAACTATTATTGCCGCGCGGCATACAGTTGTTTTTGCGGCACCACAAGGCAATGGCCGCCCATTCAGCATTTGTCGTCAGGTGATGGCCAGCGCCCTTTGCTTCGCAATATTGCTTAGCCTGGTCAAAGTTCACGCTGGTTGCAGAATCCTTGAAGGGAAGACTGTATGCTTTCCCGTTCATAACGAAGTTCTGATATTTGCTGATATAGATCGCCGGAACTTCAACGCCGTTCACAATGAACGCCGGGTGTGTGCTGGCGCTTCCGTCTGTGATCAGGTCCGCGATCTGCTTTTTGTCGAACTTGACAACGATGGAAGGGTACCCGTCAACGTCGAATATGACGGAATTGGTTCCGCCAGTCAAGGCTTCGACTGCAATTTTCAGATCATCATAATTTGCCATTATTCCACCTCCACAAGCGCCCACAGAACCAGCGTCACATTATCCATGCTGAAAGGAACGGGAACCGTCTTTTCAGGATCCTGGTACTGTCTGGCCGGAATTATGATATTTGCAACGTAATACTTCGACAGGCCAGCGATCAAGATCTGATCATCGTCCTGGCAGATGTCAATTTCCACGTCATAGTCCCTTTCATACTTCGAAAGGTCCAACATCAATTCATCACGGAAGAATATCTTTGTGCCTTCAACATTAAAAGCGATTTTCTGACCTTCATTTTTATGGATTATATTCATTTCCTCTTACCCTCCATTTCTTTGATTGCTTCACGGCTTCTTTGTGCCGTGGCGTCAGCATATTCCCTGATCTCTTTGGAAGCGGACCTGGGATCATAGCCGAAGTCGCGAAGAATCTTCGCTTCCTGGGCCTTCCTTTCGTCAGATTTGATGATTATGTTTGCCATTTACACCATGCCCCCTTGAACGTGATATCTGATGGTGACGGACGTTGCGGTTCCGGTATATTTCACCTTGAAGCCGTTGGCCTGCTTGCCGCTGATGATTATGTCACCAACAGTTCCGCCGGACACAGAATTCACTTCAACGGTGACGTTGTAAGTGGTCCTGTTCCTTAACTTCACGATGGAAATGGTGTTGTCAGTGTTTGCCGGTGAAATAGTGGCGGATCCGGATTCGACTTCGAATTCGGCCCCAGAAAGCGCTGCCTGGCGCTGGGCCTGTGCAAGAACTGCGGCCAGGGCGTCATTTGCCAGGATACCGTGTTCCATGTTGTTGAAATTCTGTGCATTCATGGGTGTTCCCGGCTGAATAATTGTGCTGCCATCCTTCACCTGGTCTTTCCACTGCGTTGGAATGTAGGATTTTTCATTTGCCATTTACTGCTGCACCTCCTTAAACTTCATTGATCGGGAATTCATATTTGAGAAGAACACCCTGGTTGACATTTTTCAGGATGTTTTCCGTCCTGTTGCCTGCCACATTCCCGCCCACGTCAATCAGTCTGCTTTCGACGATAGTGGACGCTGTGGACACTGGATCCGTCACAGACACCATGATCACAATGCTATTCCCGACCACCTCACGGGACGTGATCACCCCGTCATACCATGTGGATCCGATCCTGTACTGCGCTTTTGCGATTTTGTCAAGCCATTCCTTTCTTCTGGCCGCCAAAAACGTCGATGTGAAGAACGCCATCTGGATTCCTCCTTTCTTTATGCTGTATTGATGGTCCCGCAGACTTCCGGGCCACATTCCGGAAATGCGGTCACATAAGCGTTAAATATCCCAGACGCTGCGACGTCCTGCTTTATCAAGCGGCCAATCGTTGCTTCTAAATACTGTGTCCCGCAGACTTCCGGACCGCTTTCCAGGAATGAATACAGGTATGACCGGATATCCGATGATACCTGCAGTTTATAAAAGATCCATACAACATAGAAAAATTCCATGTTCGCCGGTTTCACCATTTCGATGGTTTCTTGAAGTTCATTTGCAAAGTTCTGATTTGATTCGGCCGACTGAACATAGAATTTGAATGTCTGTTCGTCAATGATCAGGTCCCACAGCCCCGGACCGATGATGGTGTCCAGTTTCGTGGCCAGCCATCGCTTCGTGAAGGGAAGCTGCGCGCCGTATATGTTCAGGATCCTTTTTCTTCTGAATGCCAGCGTTTCATCAGGCTTCGGAATTATACCGATGATCTTTTCCCAGCGCTTCACCCCGTCCAGGGATAAAGTTTCAAGGAATAATTCATCGGCCGCGCGGATCGCCTTTTCGGCTGCGACATCGAATTCAGGCTGTTCCGCTTGCGCGATCAGGTTAAATTCCAGAAGTTCCTGCAGATAACGTGGCCAGTAATCAACCAGCGGTTTCATTTGTTACATCCCCCAGCACTGGTATTTCATCCGGTCCCAGGACAAGGTTTGAAGCGTTCCCATTGATCTTTGTTCCGGTGATGTCAAGCACACCAGGAATGTCAAGGGTTCGCGTTTCGATCTGGCTGATTCTCACCACTATATTGTCAGTGTCTTCCCAGGCTTTGATCAGGTCCGTGAAGTATTCCGATATAGCAGCGATTATTCCAGACTTTACTGAATCCCAGGTATAACCGGGTTGAAGGGTGATCTGGCTGGAAATGTCTATCGTCGCAGCAGTTACACCTTCGACCGTTACAACATGGCCGATCGGTGCAATTCCAAGGCCGACACCCTGGTTTCCAATGGGATCGATGGTTTCCTGAACGGTTTCGATCAGCGTTGGGGAAGGAACGCCCCAGTCACTGGTTACGATGGCCAGCCGGACAGTTCCGCCGCCATTCCATACCGGGTAAACCTTGACGCCGCCGACACCGTTGATCCCTTTGGTTTTTTCCTTGTAGTCCTGGACGTTCCCGCCGAACGCCTGGATGTTTAGACTTTCGAAATATCTTGTGCGAAGATCATCGTCGCTTTCTTCTTCCTCACCAGGAATAAGAACATCAGACAGGATCGCGGATCCAAGCCCTTCAATGAAGTCAATCGGAAGAAGGTTCCCGGAATACATGTTTCCTATTGTCCCGGCAGTTTCTGCAGCCATGTTATAGACGCCAGGTTCAATCCTGGCCGTGGCCGTATAGTTCACATCACCACCTGAAAAGCGGCTGCCGATAGGAATGTCCATCGGGTTCCCATCAGGATCCTTGAATTCGCCTTTTCGCTGTGCATAGGTTGCCGGTTGTCTTTTTATACCGCGTTCCATGGCCTTCAATGTCAAGTCGCGGCCCGTTGCAGTATCCGGGAAGGCCCTGTCCAGGATCGTCCCCAGGTTGATATACATTTCGGCCAGTTCGGCCGCTGCCGGTGCGATGGCGTCATATATGATCGATCCTTCGCGCTTATCCACCGACGCAGGAACGCGGGAAAGGCACCTGTCAAGGATCTTTTCAAAGGTCATATCTTCAAACACTGGTCATCACCTCCACTTCCGATTGAATGTCGCCGAATATGGTTTCCGCTGTGAATTCGACCACCATGGTCCTTTTATCTTTGCGGGTAAAATTAAAGCCTGTAACATCAGTGATCCTTCGATCCCATGTTAAGGCTTCTTTGATACGGCGCTTTATTTCACTTTCGAACACCTGGGATCCTATCCCGACGATGTCATTCAGTTCCGCGCCATAGTTCCAGGAATAGATCAGATAGTCGAACCTTTCGGTCTGCAGGATCTTGAATATTGCCTGCCGCATGGCTTCCAATCCATCAACAAAACCTATGACGCGGCCTGTCTTAAAATCAATTCTGTATGTCCTGGAAGGCTGTTCGCTATCATCGACGATTTCGTAATCTTCGCCGATCACAACCTTTTCGGTTGTTGGTATCATGTGATCACACCCTTCCCATGACCAGGTATTCCTGGCCGCCATAATTGCGAAGCAGTATGACCTTATCACCCACCTGCAGGCCCGAATAAATTTCTTCGCTTGTTTCCAGTTTCTTTTCCGCCGTATTCTGTGCCGGTACATTATGACTGTGCGAATCTTCACCGGCCGATCCGGTACTATGAGAAGGAACACTGTGCGCGTGGCCAGGTATCTTGTGGGTGTGTGTCCTGTATGCTTCGTCTTTCCTCAATTCCCTGGGGATAACAAGAACGCTTTCGTCAATGTAGAAGCGATTATCCACCAGGATCTGAACCGGATTGATCTTCGTCACGGTGCCGAACATAAAAGCAGCCGGTGTGGCTGCTTCATTGGTCTGCTGTGCGATCTTCTTCATTGTTTCAAGCATTCCCATTATACCACCCTCAATTTTAACGACATTATTTCCTTTTCCAGATCGTGACTTGCTTCATCGATCAGGAAAAACTGCTTGACGCCGATATCCGCGAAGCTGATGAAAAGAACGCGACCGGCCCTGACAGACAGATCCGACAGCGCCTTCACTTCGAAGGTCCTTTGCGGCCGGTTCTTCAAGGCCAGAAGGTTGTTTCCTCTTTCGGTGATCTGTGCTGCATTCATTTTTTCATCGACCTTTTCGAAATACTGCAGCGTTCCCCAGAACTTTATATTGTTGCTGTCCTGGAACAGATACACGTCACGCTTTCCGGTTTCTTTGTTATCGCGGACCAGCTTTATTCTGTTGTAGGTATCCGAATCAATTTCGGATGTATATGTGTAATCTGTGGCCAGGCTTTCATCACCGACCAGCAGGTCCAATTTTGAACCGGCGCAGGATGAAATTCGAAGGGATCCGTAATCGTCCCAGAGGAAGAACATTTGACCTGTATTGATTAGCGTCAGATCCAAGGCTTTCAGGATGATATCAAACAGTGTCTTGTTATCTTCCACAGGGACGGGATCACATAACCGGTATTTTCAAGGGTGCCGGTTTTTAGGCCGAAGTCGGCAGCGATCAACGCGGTTATTTGATCCGCGCGCTTTCCTGTGAAAACATATGTATCCTTGTTTTTCAGGTACCGCGTTTGATCGTATGCCGTTATTCTGACGACCCCGTTTGCAGTTTCGGTTATCTTGAATATATAGCCGTAGAATACGCCGGTTTTTCCGTTCTTCACGGCAATAATGCCGCCGTGCTTCCAGATCACGTCTTGATCCTTCAACACTTCGAATTCAAAGGAAGCAGGGGACCCGGTGCGCTTCGTCGTCCATTTCGGCGACATTGCAATTTCCGAAACATCAAAGGCGGTGCCGTTGACGTTATTCTGATACATAATTTGAAGATCCATCATGATATAACTAACACCTGCCCCGGATATATGGTGTATTTCGGGTTCCCCGTCCCCTTGTTCCTTTTGTCGATCGTGGCCTTGTTGGCTTCATAGATCTGCGGGTATTTCGAACCATCGTTGTAATACTTTTTAGCAATGGCCCACAGTGAATCACCCTTCACGACCGTGTGTGTTTTTTGCTGCGGTTTTGGAGGACTTCCGGACCTGGCCACCGGAGCCACAACCGCCACCTTTGTCGTCGGCGCCGGAAGGCTGATCCTTTTGGCCGAATACTCTTTCCATTCCCGCAGCTTCAAAACATAGTAAATGTCCCCGACTTCACCGCCGCGTTCTTCATAGGTGAAGTCATCAATTCCCATCAGTGTATTGATATCCAGGTCCGTTCCTATGATCAGGAAACGGATCGGTTTTTCTGTGTCCCTGGCTTCTTGTATGGCCCTGACATATTCGATCGGCGCCAGGACATTCCTTCCGGTAACATAGGGCGCTTCATGGGCCGGGAAATGAGCTTCCCAGGTTATTTCACGAAGGCCCTTTTTCCGAAGTATATTCACATCGCCCAGCTTGACGATGGTTGCCGTTTCGTTCTTTCCTGGCGATTTCACGGTAAGGGTTTCAGGAAGGACCGGGATTTCATAGTCCTTGTTATTCATGATAAGGAACATATGATACATCAGCTATACACCCCTTCCGCTGCTGTGACGAATTCGTCTTCCAGCTTCCTTTCGATGGCTGCAGTCACTTCATCCAGATCCACCTTTTCGCTGATCTTAATATCTGTAAGCGTAACCTGTGGCGTCAGCGTCACGAAGTTCTGGACGAATTTCTGTTCAGCTATATCCCGAAGCAGCTTGATGTCTTCTTCGGAAATATCGACTTCATCATTGATCTTGCCGACTTCGCCGACTTTTCCGATTTCATCGATGTTGGTGTCTTTGCCCTGGAAGGAAGCCAGCTTCTGTTCATAGTCTTTCCCGGCAGTATTCGCGACCTTTTTAGCTTCCTGTTCTGCAGCGTCTGCAGCGCGCTTTTCGGCCCTTTCGCGAAGCATTTCCTGGACCTTTGCTTCCCTGGCTGCAGCTTTGGCCGCTGCGTTCGCTTCCATTTCAGCGATGACCTTTTCACCGGCCTGTCTGACTGCTTCTTCCTGCAGCTTTGCCTTTGAAGCGAAGTCAACCGTTTCAATGGCGCTAATTGATACGCCTGGGATCTTATTCAGGACGCCGATCATCCAGTTTATGCCTTCAATGACACCGTTCACAAGGGCCTGAACAATTTCCAGCGCTTTGGTCTTCATGCTGAAAAATGCGGTCACAACCCCGATCCCGACTTTTGCGAAGAAGATCGGGACCTGGTCAAAGAAGTTCAGAATGCTGTTCCATGCCCTTAATAGGCCAGCAGCGAACTGATCATTCTTTTCCCATAGGTTCTTTATCCATATGATCAAGCCCACGATCACGGCGATCAGTGCGATAATGGCCAGCACGATCCAGGTTATAGGACAAGCAAGCAGGGCAGAGTTAAGGCCCCACTGTGCGGCTGTCTGTGCTATCGTTGCACCAGTGGCCAGCATTTGAGCAGCGCCCATAATTCCCTGGACGATTGCTATTGCTGCAGTAACCGTCTTATATATTCCCAGTGCCAGGACGACGCCGCCGATCGCTGTGGCCAAGCCCCAGACGATAGGTTCTATCACTGGCCAGTTCGTTGAAATAAAGTTCGCAATGCTCGACACCCCATCGAATAGCTGCATGGCGAAGTCAACGGCCGTGCTTAACCCGCTGGCGAAGGAAGCGAAGAACTGTTCCGCCGAATCCGAAGCGAACCATTCATTCAGCCTGGTGATCAATGGCATAAGTGCATTTGCTGCTTCTGTGGAAGCCTGGGCGAATCCCATTTTCAGGTTCGACAAGAACATTTCCATTTGAGTTTTTGGCGCCTGCAGCATTTTCTGATATGCTTCTTCGCCCATGTTCTGCGCTTCAAGCAGCTTTTCGAACTGCGTGATAAAACCTTCGATGTCGCCCTTCTTTCCCAGTTCATCGATACCGAATGCCCTGATCTGTGCTTTCGACATGTTGAAGCGTTCGGCCAGGGATACGATGTCACCGGACAGCGCTTCCTTCAATGAGAACCCGGCACCTTCAAGTCCCTGGCCGGTCTTATCGAACACGGCCAGCCTTTCAGCCAGTTTATTCAGCCGATCCAGGTTCTGCGGTTTCGTTGTTACCGACATAAAGGAAAGGGTGTTCTTTGCCAGTTCATCAAAGGCGAAGGCGGATCCTTTGGCCTGATCCTGCAGCTTCTGATACATCGCGGTTCCGATGTCCACACTGCCAAGCCTTGCCTGGAATTCGCGTTCAAGTTTATCCAGATCAAGTGCCGCGCCGACAGTGAAGTCGAATGTCTTCTTTGCCGCCAGCGCGGTCAATACTTTTGTGACGATGTTGTTTATGCCGCCCCATGCACCTTTGATGTTATTCGCGCCCCTGGCCACCTGGTTCTGCTGTTCTTCCAGGCGCTTCAACCGGTTCATAAGATCTTCGACGGCCTTCTGTGCATTGTCGAAGCCTTCCCCTGGATCGATCTGTTCACTGACTTTGTCCAGGCGTTCCATGCGGTTGATCATTCTGTCAATGGCGCTGATCTGGCGAATAAGGGTATTCGTCATCCTGTCCTGGATAGTCAACGATGTGGAAACAGCCATTTTCTCACCTGCCTTTCCTCTTTACTTTCTGCGCTTCCTTTTTCTCCTTGTCAAGCTGCAGCCTTATGGAAGCAATAACGAACGCCTTTTCGGCTGGCGGCAGGTTGCAGAAGGTACTGGGAAGCATATGAAAGCGATGGAGGGCGAAGTGTGCGAACGTGCTTTCGCCATCCGCTTCACCATCGCCCCCCGTTATTAGTTTTTTGCTTCTTCCACCAGGGTGTTGATGTCTGTATCGAAGCCATTGATCTTCTGGACCGCTTCCAGAAGCTGATTATATTCACCAGGGCGCAGCAGCTTATCGACCAGCGCTTCGGCGCCCATAACCCCGAATTTGGCCTGCAGATCCGCGTTCTTAAAGTACGGTTCAATGCAGCAGGCGATCACAAGCCTGGTCAGGTAAAGGTCATAATTCGTGTCAATAACCTTCTGATGTGTCCTTTTGTCAAAGGTGATCGTCTGGCATGACTTCTTTATGGCCTTGTTTTCGGCTTCTGAAATGGCCCTGATCTTAAAAGGCAACGGGAACCTATCAGACACCTTGACCTCCATGGTTTCTTCTGTATTCAGTTCATTTTGCATTAAGAATTCTTCAAGTTTACTCACTCATTACACCCCCGGTTATATGCTCCTGAACGGTGTCAGGATTTCGAAGTCTTCAAAGGTGAATTCCACGTCTTCATCCAGCGGATCGTCGCTGTCGCCGTCCAGTTTGGTCAATATGCTTGAATCCAGGTTCACACCGATCAGCAATATTGACTGTTTACCGGCTGCAGAAGCAGGATCATCATTTTCCACGACCATGTCGAAGTAAACATCCTGGCCGGTGCGCTTATAAGAAGCTATAAGCTGACGGAACATGGAAGTAATATAATAAATGGTCATGGTACCGGTTCCGTTCAGGCCGGTTGTTTTATGGCCGGTCATGCGCTTTCCGATGGCTTTGACGTCGGCCTTTATCTTCTCCACAGTGGCTTCAATGGTCTTTGCATAGAACAATTCTTCATTGTTCCCGTTGATCTTCGCGTAAGCCCTGCCTTCCTTGCCGTTTATGGCGTCAGGTGCATTCATAGTCTTCATTGATCATTTCACCCCCGTTTTACTGTATGGATACGACCATATACAGCTTTTCCATCGAATCATTCGGCTTCAATGCTGCAGCAACCTGAACATCGCGCTTGCCGATACCCTGAACCACTTCGATGTCATCCGGTACGAAGTCGGATATCGCGTCGGCTGCCTGGTACTGGTTAGCAAGGGCCACAAGATCGCCTTTGAAAAGCTGACGGCCTGTATCACTGTTTGTTACGGTTCCAAGATAGGACCTGCCGAATATGGCGGCCACATCGTTGGCCCATCCATCCAGGACCCTGATTACCCTGTTTGAAGTGAAGTCCTGGGATTTCGCTTCTGTGAATGTAGTCAGGGAATTGATGTCCGCAAGGACGCGGGCCTTTCCTGCTTCACCATAGAAGACGAATTCACCGGCCTTGATGGCTGCTTCATACTGGGATTTCGTGTACCTGATGTCAACGTCCACAGCGCCATCATATGCAGTATTGGTCAGTGACTGGTTGATCTCCGCTGCTGCAGTAGCACCGGCAACCCAGGCCACAGCCTTGTCACCTGTGACGACTGTTCCGTCTTCCAGGATAACCCCGTTCTTGACGTTGATTATGCCTTCATAGTCGGAAGACTTGTTGTAAAGCACACCGACGATCTTCTTTCCTTCGCTGTCACGCAAGCGCTTCACGAATGCTTCATAAAGGCCCTTTGTGGTTGCGTCGGTACCGGGATATCCTATCGTGTTGAATTCTTCGACTTCGATCTTCGATAGGAAGTCGGCATGTGCCGATCCGTCTTCGGTACCGTTGGCGCCACCGGCCAGCGCAGTGGCTGCAGCGTTGGTCAGCGTTCCGGATCCGAATGTAACGTAATCATTGGCCACCAGTTCGCTTGCGTTGACCACAGTCTGTCTGTCCACTTCCACAGTTCCCAGGTAAGTGATAACATCCTTCTTTGTTTCGTCGTCCACGTTGGTCTGGATCAGGATCTTGATGTCATTACCCCTGGTTCCGTTATATTTGGCGGTCACTGTAATTCCGCCGATGGTCTTTGTTGCTTTTGCCGCGCTTCCTCCGGCTCCATTGATACGGTACAGCTTCAAAGTCTTTGCACGTTTGAAGGCTTCCCTTATCAGAAGCAGTTCAGGCGCTGTCGGATCATACCCGAATAAAGCCATTGACTGTTTGTTAAAGTCACCGGCGTCAATGGTTATGATCTTGCTGTCAGGACCCCAGTTCAATGCAACGGGAAGCGCTGCAACGCCGCGGGATCCTGTGACGATCCTGGTTCCCAGCGCGACGAAATTGATATACGCGCCAGGGAGGACCTTGTTTTGAATTGTAAATACTCCGCCACCTATAGGCATTTAGATCACACCTTTCTTTTGAGATAGCCGGAAACAAGCGTTTCGGCTTCCT